GACGCTGCGCGATCGGTGTCGTGATCTGGCGCGTAATAATGAATATGCGCGGCGGTATCTGCACCTGGTCAAGACTAACGTCGTCGGCGAGCGCGGTGCGACACTTCAAGTCAAAGCGCAAAACGTCGATGGTTCACTGGATACAGTCGGCAACACAATCATCGAGCAAGAGTGGAAGCGCTGGTGTGAGCGCGGAAACTGCACAGTCGACGGTCGGATGTCGTTCATTGATGCTCAGGCGATGGTGATCGAATCATTGGCTCGGGATGGTGAGTGCGTCATTCGGATGGTCAAGTATGACGGCAACCAGGACCGATTTGCGCTCGAGTTTCTTGAACCGGATTTCATCGACGAAGAGAAAAACGAACGCACCCAAAACGGCAATCAGATCCGCATGGGTGTCGAGCTGGATCAATTCTATCGACCGGTCGCGTATCACATGCTGACTGAACATCCTGGCGATTATCAGTTTGCCCAATACAGCCGACGCACTCAGCGCGTAGAAGCCGACAACATCTTGCATCTGTTTATCCCAGAGCGCGCGCGCCAGACCCGCGGCACGCCTTGGATGTCGACCGCGATCAGCAGCCTCAAGATGCTGCACGGTTATCGTGAGGCGGAGCTGGTCGCAGCGCGTACAGCTGCCTCGAAGATGGGATTTTTCACATCACGCGCTGGCGATGGATTCCAAGCCGATGACATCGACGACGCCGGTGTGCCATTGATGGACGCAGAGCCAGGCAGTTTCCATCAACTGCCACAAGGCGTCAGCTTTGAGCAGTTCGATCCACAGCATCCGACGTCTGCGTTCGGTGATTTTGAGCGCTCGATCTTACGCGGCATCGCATCGGGTCTCGGTGTGTCTTATCATTCACTGGCGAATGATCTATCACAGACCAGTTACAGCTCGATCCGCCAGGGTTCGATCGAAGACCGCGACTTTTTCCGCACGCTGCAGCGGTTCATGATCGATCACTTTTTGATTCCTGTTTATAAAGAATGGTTGTTGACGGCGATCACACGACGGACGGTCAATCTACCGATCGACAAGTTTGACAAGTTCGCGGGCGCTTCCATGTTCAGACCGCGTGGTTTCCAGTGGGTCGATCCACAGAAAGAGATCAACGCGCACGTCGTGGCACTCAATAATGGATTGATCTCGATGCAGGACGTGGCGTCGATCTATGGTCGCGACGTCGAAGAGGTGTTCGCTCAGATCGCACGCGACAAGCAGCTGGCGGAGCAGTTCGGCCTTGATCTGGCATTCGAGCCATTCGGCGGCGGTGTGTCTGGATTCGGTCCGATGAAGATCAATCCGCAAACTGGCGAACCATTCGGAGCTGATGATGCAGAATGAAACACGACAAACCGACTTTCCAACAGAGGGCGACGATCTCAAGATCAGCCTTCGCAACAGCCAGTACGATCGATTCGATCTCGACTTCGCGCAAAACATTAAAGAGTTTAATCCCGAAGTATGGGAGCTGGGCGGCAACATTAGGGGGAACGAGGCATTTGATCTCGGCGTTCGCGCCAGAGATGGATCGGAAGCTCCCGAGGTCTTGGATTGGATTCGGGAAAGGGAAGCATGGGCGGCGCGTCATCTCGAAGACGGAAGCCAATTCTCTGATGGTGATCTGGAGCCAAATCGAAGCAATGTCGGCGGGATCGTCGCGCAAATGAAATGGCACGTCGTCGGATCACTCGGCGAACAGCGCATGAAAGACGTCATCCTCGAATTGATTAAAAAATTGGAAGGCAAAAAAGACGACGACCGCGCGATCGATGATCTCAGTGACAGTGAGCGCACCGCGCTCGAAAACAAGGTCGAGGAACATAACGAGGAATATGGCGACACGGAGAGCAAGCGCGTCACGCTCGGGATGCTGACCAAAGTCTATGAGCGCGGCCTGGGTGCATATGAAACCAATCCGGCGAGCGTGCGACCAGGTGTGGCGTCAGCTTCACAGTGGGGATACGCTAGAGTCAATTCGTTTTTGTTTGCGGTGAGAAACGAGCGGTTCCAAGGCGGTCAGCATGACACCGATCTTTTCCCCGAGGGTCATCCGCTACGCAGCGACGAGGAGCGGATGGATGAAGCCAGACCGTATCCAAATGAACACGCGGCGCGCATCAACAATCCAGAAAAATACATGGACTTTTATCGGGAAGCCGACGCCGGTGGAGAAGGGATCGATTTTATTTATGGCGTATATGTCGAAGAGCTTGAGCGCATCGCTGAAATCCAGAGTGTGCGTTTTGATTCAGACCGCTATACTATGGAGCAAGCATTAAACTGGCTGCAGGAAAACGACATGGAACCTATTAAGTTTGAAGAGGCGATCGAAGAGCGCGACCAAGACGCAATGGAGTATCGTCACGTTGTCTCGATCACCGAGACCGAAGACTCATTTTTGATCGAGTTCGGAAAGAGCGATATGTACGAAGGCGTCAATCTGATGCCGGAGCAGCTCGAAGAGTCCGAAAACGAAATGGAAGAGATGGGATCGGACATGGAAGCGGAGCGAATCAGCAAAGTCGATACGCAGTTCCGAGCCGAGCATCTTGATTATCGAATGGTTGATGATCGTCGGGTCTCAATGACGATCTCGAGCGAGACACCGGTTGAGCGTTCTTATGGACGCGAGGTGATCGACCATTCAGCAGAATCACTAGACCTGGCGTTTTTGAACTCAGGCAATGCGCCTCTGTTACTGGATCACGATTCGTCGATCCGGTCGCAGGTGGGCGTGATCGAATCAGTCAACCTGGACAGCTCGGCGCGTCGTCTACGCGCGACAGTTCGTTTCGGAAGGAGCGCACTTGCTGATCAGATTTTGGCGGATGTCGCCGATGGCATTTATAAAAATGTTTCTATCGGTTATCGCGTGCGTGAAATGAAGAGAGACGAAAGCGAAGCGGATCTATTTCGGATTACGGATGCGGAAATTTTAGAGGTCTCACTGGTGGCCTTACCAGCCGATACGTCAGTCGGAATTGGGCGATCAAAGGACCAATCTTCGCAAGAAAATCACTCACCTATTTTGGAGACTGTCATGTCAGAAAAGACACAAGAGCAGATCGCAGCTGAAGCACGCTCTTCACGCGACAAAGAGGTAGCGGAGATCTTTGGTCTCGCTGCTAAGTTCAACAAGCGTTCATTCGCAGACGATTGCGTTCGCAGTGGCATCAGCCTCGAAGAGTTTCGCGGCAAGCTGCTCGACGAAGTGGGCGACCAGCCTCTGGCGTTCCCAGAAGTCGAAATGAATGCAAAAGAGGAGCGCGAGTACAGCTTGATTGGCTACATCAATGCACGCGCAAACAACAAGCCAGCGCCAGGACTGGTTCAAGAGATCTCCGATGATCTCGCGAAGCGTTACGGCAAAGATCCACGCGGAATCTATGTTCCATCAAACATCATGTTTAAGCGGAACATCCTGACTGGATCACCAGCAAACGGTTCAAACTTGGTCCCAGAAGATCACCTCGCCGGTGAGTTCATCGATGCACTGCGTGCCAATTTGGTGCTTGGTGGTCTCGGTGTTCGCATGATGCAAGGTCTCGAAGGCGACGTCGCGATCCCAGCTTTGAATGCAAAGACTGCGGTCGGTTTCGTCGGCGAAGATTCTGCACCAGGATCTGAAGGCGCGCCAACTTTCCGCCAGGTGACAATGACACCGAAGGAAATGCGTCAGCACGTCGACATCTCTCGCAAGCTCGCGCGTCAGTCTGATCCATCTGTTGAGCAAATCATCCGCGATGATATGACTCGCCAGTTTGCATCAAAGATCGACGAAGTGGCGATCGAAGGTGGCGGGTCAAACGAGCCAACAGGTATTTTGCAGACCAACAGCATCGGTTCAGTGGCAATCGGTTCTAACGGCGGCGCGATCAACTACGGTGCAATCGTCGATCTCGAGCGTGAGGTTGCAATCGACAACGCATTGACTGGATCACTTGCATACTTGACCAATCCAAAGGTGGTTGGCGAGATGCGTCAGACTCCACGTCAGACGTCCGGCGTCGAAGGTAATTTCATCTTGAACGACACCAACATGCTGCTTGGCTACAACGTCGCATCAACCACGAATGTTCCATCTGATCTGACCAAGGGAACGTCTTCTGGCGTTTGCTCTGCGATGATCTTTGGCGACTTTAGTTCGCTTATGATTGGAATGTTTGGGGGACTGGATATTTTAATTGATCCATTCAGTGGCTCAGCCGAGGGTACAATTCGGGTTGCAATGTACCAAGACATCGACGTGGCAGTTCGTCACGCGGAGTCTTTCGCGGCAATCCAAGACATCACCACAGCGTGATCTCTGTGAAAGGGGCGACTTCGGTCGCCTCTTTTTTTTATGCGATCAATCGAATCCTTCAAAAATAAACATCAGGGCGAAAGCTGCGCTGTACTCGGCGGCGGTGTGACTCTACCGATTGATCTTCGCAAAATTGATCCAGTCGATCGCTTGATCGGCGTCAATCAGCACGCCATGATTCTCGACCTGGATTATCTGGTCTTTCGTGATCGGCACATGCACCAATACATCAAAGATCTGCGCGATGTTTGGCTGGTGACTCAGACCAATAAATTCCAAGACGACAACGTGATCCACGCAGGAATTGCACCATTCATCGGCTACTCCGGCGCGATGGCGATTTGGGTCGCGGATTATTTGGGATTTGATAAGATCTGGATCTGCGGCATGGATCAGTACGATCGAAAGTATGATGATCGCGAATACTGGTGGGACGGTCCGCAACGTCATAAAGGCAGCGGCATCGACCACAAGGTCTGCGCATCAGATCTGAGCTTATTGAAAAAATTTTTGGATGAACAACTGAAACATCCCGAGCGTGTATACTTTGTCTCGGGCAGATTAAAGGAATTGCACCAATGAAAGTTGAAATCACTCGAGGCATTGTTTGGGACGGTCAGCATTGCGATCCAGGTCAGGTGATCGATATGAATCGCGCGGATGCTGCATCGCTGATCGCACGCGGACGCGCCAAGCCATACGAGCCTAAGATTGTGGAGAATCGCGCGGTCGGTGTGCAGAATGCAGATCTCGATTATGCGGTCCAGACGCGCACGTTCAAGAAAAAGCGCGGACGTCCTAAAAAGACTGCGATCGATGACTGATCTCACAGTCGCGACGGTACTCAAGACCGGCGGCGAATACCACGAGGGTCACGTCCACGCGCTGCGCGATATGTGTGCATGGCATATTCCCCAGGGTACGTTCGTTTGTTTGACGGATGGACAGCCAGAGTGTCAGACCATTCCGCTCGATCACGGCTTGCCTGGCTGGTGGTCCAAAATGGAACTATTCCAAATCGAGGGTCCAGTTCTGTATTTTGATCTCGATACCATCATTCGCGCGAATTGTGACCATTGGATTGACGCCATCAAGGATCTTGAGTTTGTCTGCTTGCGCGACGTCTATCGCGGCAAGAGCAACAAGCTCGCGATGGGATCGGGGATCATGTACTGGTCTGGAGATATGAGTCGCGTTTGGAACTCATACGTCAAAGACGGAATGCCGACGAAGATTCCAGGCGGCGACCAATCGTATCTTGAGCAAACAATTCGACGCGCGCATTATCTTCAAGACTACGCGGATGACGTAGTTTCTTATAAAGCGGACATCCGCGACGGAAGTTATCAGGCTGAGAAGGCGAGCGTGGTGTACTTTCACGGCAAGCCGCGACCCTGGGATAAAGAGGTCGATCTGAAATGAGCAAGGTACTCATGATCGCCAGTGGACCATCGGTCAATCAGGTTCATGACTACGACTGGATCAATCAGGATTGGACGATCGTCGCAATTAACAATGCCTGGAAAGCGACGGATCAATGGCACTATTGGATCAGCACGGATGATTTCAAAGGCGAAAGACCGACGCCTCGCGCTGATCAGATCATTCCTAAACCGTATGCTCCACAACTGGAGATCTTTGGTGGACAGGCTGCGTGCGGATATTCAGTGACACTCAATGCGTCTTATTGGGCGCTGGCGTGTTTGAATCCATCGGTGATCGGGTTTCTTGGTGCTGATATGAATTACACGCCAGACAGTCAAGGTGCGACGCACTTCTACGGTGTCGGATACGACATCAGGTACAATCCCGATGGTTTACCTGATCCTGATAAAATGGTCGCACGATACGGCAACGGCGATCCGAACTATCTTAAAAAAATATATCTGCGACTGGCGAATCAGGCGATTGACTACAACGGATGCCAGGTCGTGAATTTTTCAAATGATCCACAAACACGTTTGCCGTATCCTAAGGCAGCGCCAAGCGATTTTTAGAATCAGGGGGAATCATGGCGGTAGAAACAGACATTGAGCGTGCAATCTTTTTCAGTGGCGATGATTTCGGTTCGACCGCGACCTATACGCCACAAGGTGGACAGGCGACTCAGATCAACGGCATTTTTGATAATGAATACGCTCTGATCGATGCCGGTGGTGGTGTCGGTGTCGCATCGCGTGAGCCAAAGTTTCAGACTGAGACGATAAACGTACCGAATGCAGCGGACGGTGATACACTGGTCGTCGATTCAATCACTTATAAGGTGCGGGTCGTCGAGCCGGATGGAACAGGTACAACGACTTTGATGCTGGAGAAACAATAATGGCACACGCACGCAAAGCGATCCGAGACAACATCATCACGGCGGTGACCGGTCTCACGACGACTGGATCAAACGTCTTTCAAAATCGCGTCTATCCGATAGAGCAGAGCAGCTTGCCTGGTTTGATGGTGTTCACTAATGAAGAGACGATCGAAGCGTCGAGCATCTCACCACCACGCACTCAGATCCGGCGACTGACTGTTTCGATCGAGGGTGTGGTCCGAGCGGTTGAGAACTACGACGACACTCTGGACAGTATCTGCCAGGAAGTCGAAGAGGCGCTGACGGCGGACCTATCGCGAAATGGACTGGCAAAGGATACACTAATCACGTCTTTCGAGGCGCAGTTCAATGGAGAGGGCGATCAGCCAATCGTCATTGGGCGTATAACGGTTGAAATTGTCTATGCAACACTGGAAAATGCAGTAGACACCAGCGTGTGAGGTTGGTATATGAGCAAGCGTATCAATATGTGGTTGCCGGATGGCAGCAATAAAGTAGAAATCTTTGAAGACGACAAAGCGCGTTTTCTAAGAAATGGCTGGATTGACACTGATCCGGCACTTCAAAAAACCATCACTGAAGAGGTAGTAGAAGATGGCGACGTTTACCGGAAGCGGCGGAACCGTAAAAGTGGGATCAGTGGAAGTGGCGGAGATCCGCAGCTTCTCGATCGATGAAACAATGGACACTTTAGAAGACACTGCGATGGGTGATACCTCGCGGACTTATAAAGCGTCACTGAAAAACTTCACTGGTTCTATCGATGTTTTTTTCGACGACACTGATTCAAGTGGTCAGGGTGCATTGACGGTCGGATCATCAGTGACTGTGAACTTCCAAATGGAAGGCACTAGCACTGGCGATCACCTATTGACCGGCACAGCGTTGGTCACAGGTCGCACAATCAATTCATCATTCGATGGAATGGTTGAAGCATCATTGTCATTGCAGGGATCAGGCGCTCTGACTGAAACAACGGTAGGTGCATAATGCCAGCCAAGAAATCAGCAGGAGCGTCCATCATTGGGCGCGCGGTTGAGCATTACAAATCACAAGCGGTCAAGCGCATCGAGATCCCCGAATGGGGCGATGACGAAGGACCGCTGGTGGTGTACTGCCAGCCGTTCACATTGAGGGATCAATCCAGGATCCAACAATCGACAAAGGGTCAACCACAAGCCGAGGCACTTGCCGAGGTGGTCTGCTTGAAGCTGGTCGATGAAAACGGTGACAAAGTTTTCAGCATGGATGATAAGACTAAGCTACGCACACAAGTTGACGCGCAGGTGTTGGCTCGGGTGGCGGGTCAGATCATGGGGCTGAACCAGGAGATCTTGGAAAAAAACTGAGGGACTCTTCGGAGCGTCAATTCAAGTTCATGCTGGCGGATCGGTTACACATGACCGTCGGTCAGCTTGAAGAGGAGATGACTTACGAAGAGTTCATCGAGTGGACGGTGTATCTAACGATACAGCGCGAGGAAGCCGAGAAAGCGCGGAGAGCAGCCAAAAATGGCAACCAACATCCAATTCGACATAAACGCTAATGATCGAACCAAGGCGGCGCTCTCTGGGTTACAGAATAACCTCAACAAGACTCAGACGGCGGTTGGTGGTCTAACACGCGGTCTGGGCGGCATGACCGCAGCGCTCGGCCTTGCAGCTGGCGCGGCGGGTTTTGGTGCGCTTGCATCCAAGGCACTCGAGACGGCGGACAATCTCGCCAAGGTCTCTGATCGAACCGGATTCGCTGTCGAGCAGCTGACCGGTTTCCAGCTCGCCGCGAACCTGGCGGGAGTTTCAACATCTGATTTCAATATGTCACTGCAACGGTTCCAGAATCGAACCGGTGAGGCTGCAGCAGGGACAGGCACAGCGCGCCAAGCGCTCGAAGATTTCGGCATCAGCGCGCAAGAGCTGATCAAGTTACCGATTGATCAACAGCTTTTGATCATCGCGGATGAATTTGCGAATCTTGAAAATGCATCAGTGAAGACGCGAGTCGCTCAGGATCTCTTCGGTCGATCCGGTGTCGCAATGATCAACGTCTTGACCGATGGCAGTGGCGCGATTGAGGATCAGATCGCCGGTTTCAAATCACTCGGACTCACGGTTGATCGCGACGCGCTGAACAGCATCGAGCAATTCAACGACACGATGGAGCTGTTGTCGAGTCAGATCCAGTTCGCATTTATCAACGCACTGTCTGACGCGACACCGGAAATCACCAAGGTCGCTGAAAAATTGTCCGAGATGGCGGTCCCATTGATCGGTGGCGTGTTGGATGGTTTGACGTTCATGCTTGAAAATCTCGACACGATCACGTCGGCACTCAAGGCATTTTTTGCGGCGATTATCGTGCAACGAGTGTTGGCGCTGGGTGCGGCGCTCGGCGGTTTGATTGTTTCTCTGGGGTCTGCGACGACCGCGCTCGGCCTGTTCACGACTGCGTTCAAGATGTCGCCACTGGGTCGGATCGCTGCAGTCACAGCCGGTGTGATCACCTTCGCGCAGTCAATGGATACCACGTCGGATTCGACTGATAATCTGACTAGCGAGACAGACAAGCTCGCGGAAAAACTTCAGCTCGCCGAGCAAAGATTTCGAGCAGAGCAGGAAATGGCGGAAGCGCTCGGGAGAGAAACGCGCGGCCTGAAAGATGCAAAGGATGATTTGATTGCGGTGATTCTTGAAGTCGAGCAAGCGACGCAAGATGAAATCAACGCGATCGAAGGGTCGACCGATGCGAAGAAAGTCGACACGCGCGAGACCGAAAAAAGCACTGCAAAGACCGAGACACTGCGAGACAAGATCAGCGACTTGATCGGTGAAAAAGAGGATCTGAGACAGTCTTACCAAGACGGCAAGATCAGCCAGGATCAATACAAAACATCCATGCGAAACTTGCAGGGTCAAATCGAAGAGATCGATCCTGAGCTGAAGGTCTATAACCAATTACTCGGCAAAAACGCAGAAACGGTTCGGATCGCCACGCGAGATGTCAAAACTTTCGACGAGGGTCTGAACTTTTTGCCTGGGACATTGGTGCAAGCTCAGGAGTCGACCGAAGACCTGACCGATGCCGAGGTCGACTTCATTCGCGAGCTGGATCTTGGTAATACCGCGCTCAAAGATTTTGAGGACGAGCTGCAAGTTCTAAACAGCGCATTGAATAAGGTCGACGGAAGCAGCGACCTCACTTCAGCTGCCATTCAAGATTTGGCGCTTGAGGTGACCGGCATCCAAGATCCGACCAAGCAGCTCGAAAACGAGATGGAGCTGCTCGAGGCGGCGATCCAAGCAGTCGACGCAGCCGGTGGCGACAATGCCGACACACTGGCGCTTCTGAAAGATCGCCTCGAGGATCTGCAAGACGAGTCTGAAAATACATACGGATCGGGTGCGCGCCAGGCGGTCAAAGATTATTTCACCGAGATCAGTGACAATTCCAAAACAGCCTTTGATGCGACCAGTGACGCGCTCGGTGCGCTCGAGGATGACTTGGAGCAATTTTTCTTGAGCGGCGATCTGAGTTTTTCTGGATTCGCTGACACCATCAAAAAAGGTCTGGCGGATATTGCAGCGAAGGCGGTCATCACGACCGGCGTCGGATTCCTATCGGACATCACAGGCATCGAGATTCCAGGTCTGAAAGATGGCGGCATGGTTCAAGGATACGCCAACGGCGGATTTGTTTCGGGAGCCGGTGGACCGCGCGACGATAAGATTCTGGCGCGCTTATCTGATGGCGAGTTCGTCATGAATGCGAATGCAGTGAATACCTTCGGCGTCGACTTCATGAAAACACTCAACACCGGCAACATGCCAGGACGCGCGACCATCCCCGAGGGATCATTTGGTGACATGCCTGGATTCTTGTTGGGCGGAATTATCGATATTTTTAGACCGATTTTGGATCCAATCACGAACATCATTGATGACGTCATCGGTGGCGTCGTTGATACCATCGGCAATATTGCATCGGGATTGGCAGACACAGCAAGGGATCTGGTCGGCGGGATTCTGGATGGTGACCTTGGAACGATTACGAAATTCGCGCTTCCATTCATCTTGCCTGGTGTTGGCGCGGGTATCGCCGGTGCGTTTGGATCAGCAACCGGTGTGGGCAGTTTCTTAGCCGGTGCAGGAAACGCGATCACCAATTCATTCGCAGCCGGTATCCTTGGAGCTGGTTCAACGTCGGCGATCGCGACGAGTGTCTTGACGTCCATCGCGGTCGACACATTTACTGATGAACTTGCAAACGTCATCTTTACCGATTTACTCGGTGGCGTGAACTCGCTGCAAGGCGGAATAACCGGCTTCAATGACTCGATGAAAAGCAATTTTCAGACACTGCTTAACGGCGCGTCGGAACACATGATGGCGCGCGAGTACGGTGGACCGGTCTCACGCAACCAGGCGGCGATGGTCGGTGAAAGTGGACCCGAGGTCTTTATCCCAAATCGGGACGGCACAGTCGCGCCGATCAATGGATCGAGCGGTGATCTTATCGTCGCGGTGAATGAAGTACGAGACGAGATCTCAGATCTGCGGCGTCAGTTCCAGCGCGCACTCGCCGGTGGTGCGCTTGCAGGTGGTCGCGTCTGATGGCTGCGTCGACACTCGCTGAGCTAGTCGCCAATCCCTATGCAGCCAAGTCGTACCTGGTCGAGCTGCATCCATACGACTTCGATACCTCGGGCGAGGTCGAAGAGTATTTATCAGATCGCGGATTCGTGACCAGTCCGACGGAATCACCGGCGAACACGATCTATCAGCCGCGCGTGATCGAAGCGCTCAACTTTCAGCGCTCCATGTTTCAATCCGGCAAAGTCGGCGGTCAGTCGATCCCATCATTCGGCTCGATCGTGTTGTCGAATGCCGACGGCGGACTCGACGACTTCGCCACCTATGCTTGGGACAATCGCGAAGTGGTCGTGAAAGTCGGAGAAAAAGGCGGCAACCTGGCGCAGCATTTTACGATCTTCAAAGGCAAATCCAAGTCGGTCGAGTTCAACGATCTGACGCTCAACGTCGTGATCAAAGATGGTCAGGATCAGTTCACTCGCACATTCCCACCGAATACTTACGGCGGCACTGGTGGGACTGATGGCAGCTCGATCATGAACGGTCTTCCGAAGCCGCTCTGTTTTGGCGAGGTCTTCAATATCTCGCCGGTGCTAGTTCAAGAATCAGAGACCGGTGGCGCGATCTACCAGGTGCATGATGGCGCGATCGAAGAGATCGTGGCGGTGTATCAGAACGGCGTCGAGATCTCGGGCGTGACACCGGATCTTTCAAACGGTCGATTCACTTTGAGCGCAGCCGTGACCGGAATCATCACATGTGACGTCAAAGGTGCGAAGCCTGGCGGGAGCTATAAAGAGACAGTCGGCGAGATCATCCGGCACATCGCGTCAGAATATGGCGGATTGACCGACCCTGATGATTTCGACACACAGTCATTCACTGATCTCGACACGTCGAATAATGCGACGGTCGGATGCTACATCGCCGACTTTTCCGACATCCTGATGACACTGGACGAGCTGGCGAATACCATCGGCGCGTTTTACGGATTCGATCGGTCGGGTCAGTTCAACGTCGGTCGTTTCGAGCTAGCAGCGGGTGCAGCTGATCTCGAGCTGGACAGCACCAACTTGATCGAGATCCAGCGTTTACCGACCGACATTCCGCACTTCCAGGTCAACGTCAAATACAAGAAAAACTACACGCCATTGAGTGAGGTCGAGCTGGATGCCTCACCGGATGATCGCGACTTTATGCTGCGGGAAGGTGCAATGGAGTCAGCAGTCGCCTCGGGCGTGCAGACAATCTATCCCAACAGCACCATCCTCGAGATCGACAGCAAGTTCGTCAGCTCTTCGGACGCATCGACTGAGGCTTCACGATTGGCGACGCTGTATGGCACACAGCGCGACATCTATCGCGTGCGGGTTAAGACGCAACCGTTCACGCTGAAGCTGAACGATGTCGTCAAAATTACCTTTCCACGTTTCGACCTCACATCGGGTAAACTATTCCGCGTGATCTCATTATTTGAAGATGCAGCAGTGAACGAGGTCACCTTGGAGCTTTGGGGCTGATATGTCGAATATGATCATTTCGTCGACCAACTATGTCGACAGCGCGACCAGCATCTCGGCGGATTCCGAAGTCGCGACCTTGCCGGTTGAAAACTTACAAGATCGGCAGCTGGTCAACATTTACCGCTCGGATGACGAGACTACCATTCAGATTGACGTCGATTTCGGTCAGGGTCGCGTGATTGATTTCGTGGCGCTGGTACGACACAACATTTCACAGACCGGAACGATTCGGTATCGACTGTCATCGCAAGCTGATTTTTCGGATGGCGACGACTCGGGATTCGTCAACGCGTGGCCTGTCGTCGAAGAGTTCGGCACGCTGCCGTGGGGTACGTTTACCTGGGGCGGATTCTTGAATCCGACGGTCGCTCAGAATTATACAATCAATTCATTCCGCATTTTGTCATCGCCTATCGTCGCGCGTTATTTACGAATCAACATCGTCGACGGTGACAATGAGGAAAATTATATCCAGGCAGGACGACTGATCTCGGGTCCGGCATACCGTCCATCAATCAACTACGCGAACGGCGTACAGGTGCAGTTCGTCGATCAGTCTCGCGTGGTCAAATCACGCGGCGGTCAGACCTTTGTCGACGAGGTTGAGCGCTTCCGGCGGATTCGGTTTGATCTGATCAATTTACCCGAGGCTGAAATTTTCTCGAATGTGTTCAATAATATCGACAGACTGCGCGGTATCGTCGAAGACATTCTGATCATACCGCAGCCGGATGATCCGACGACTTGGATCACACAGAATATTTATGGACGTTTGGTCTCGACCGACCCGATCGTCAATAGGTCGCTTGAGTTTTACGGTCGAACCATCGAAGTTGAGGAGCTAATCTAACATGTCATTTCCAGTCACACTGAACGGCAGAACTTATACGCTGGCGGATTTTGAGGGAACGAACTACGTCGACGGCTTCCCTGATGCGCTCGAGGATTTCGTGACTCAGGCCGGTGATATTTACAACACGACATCGACGTCATCGGTCGCGATCGGCACTGGATCAAAGTCGTTCACGACAGCCGACTCAGGCAAGCCATACCAGGCAGGGACTCCGCTGCGGATCGCGGACGCTGCGGACCCAGAAACAAACTTCATGGACTGTATCGTCACCAGTTACTCAGGGACGAGCCTGGTGGTGGATGCGTTCGGGTTTGCTGGTTCTGGGACGAAATCAAGCTGGACCATCAACATCGGCGGAGCGAAGACAGTCGATGGCACACTGGCGGTCAACCAGGGCGGAACGGGTGCGACTACGGCATCGGCTGCGCGGACGAATTTGGGTCTTGGATCGATCGCGACTCAGGATGCCGATTCGGTCAACATTGATGGCGGAAACATCGACGGAGTCACCATCGGCGGTGCGAGTGCAGGGGCAATCACTGCCACTACGCTTTCCAACACAGGCAACGCAACGCTCCAAAACCTATCATCAACCAACTCACCACTGAACATTTCATCTAGTGCATCTGATGGCAGTGCTACGCTTGATGCCAGTGGGAATCTGTTGGTGGGGCAATCTTCAGCAAGTTTTACAAATAATGGAATTGCTTTGCGAAAAGACTCATCTTCTATTTTTGTAAATGATGGAACTGCTTTAACCGCCTGCAATACTACTGATTCTGGATCAGCAATTAATATTAGAAACAGTAGCTCAATAATCGGGTCGATTGGTGTTATTGGAGCAGATTTATATATTGCGGAAGACTCTAATGTTGGATTGGTTTTCAACACCGGAGGTAATGACAATGTAAAGCCTTGTGATGCTTCCGGCTCAGACAGAGACAATGCGATTGACTTAGGTTCTTCTGGCGCACGCTTCAAAGACCTCTACCTCTCAGGCGGTGTCTATCTAGGCGGTACAGGTAGTGCCAATAAACTGACTGATTATGAGGAAGGGACGTTTACTCCTGCCGCAGACTTTCAAAATACAAGTCCGTCTTCTGGAGCAACAACAGGTTCGGGGCGTTACACAAAAATTGGACGCATGTGTCATGTTGAAATAAACCTTGCCAACATCAACGTCACAGGTGCGATTGGAGATTTGCAAATTACGGGATTGCCTTTTAATTCAGATTTAGACGGTAGCATAGCTGCGTATCACAACGGCAATGTGTATTTCAATAATGTTAATGCCCCGACGGGGGCATACTCTGCACTTCCGCAAATTTTAGATGGCGAAGACGTTATCGAAATTAGAATACTTATCGACAATACGACAGGACATACCGTAGATCATAATGATTGTAGTGATGGCTCAACAGACATAAGAATTGGTATGACATACGAAGTTGCAAACTAATTACCTCACTCGGACGATTGAGGCGGACACAAAGGAGACTAAACAATGGCAACATTAATTGAAGTAACAAACCCAACGGACAAGGTAGAAATTGTCGGGCCTTACAAACATGTACAAGTAAGGTCGGCAACGTGGGTCGAGAAGGATGGCGTTAAGATCGGACAGCCTGAGTACCATCGCTGTGTATTCGCACCGGGTCAAACATCAGACATCCCAGAGATTCAAGCCATTATTGATGCCGTCCACACAGACGAAGTGAAGGCGGCGTATG